AGGCTCTGCAACCAAAGATATAATTAATCATACACTTGTTCTTGAAGCTAGTGATGTTTTAAAAATGACAGCAGGAACCGCAGATGAAATACAAGGTATTATTTCATATGCTTTATTAGATAGATCGCAAGAGAATGGCTAGACAAAAATTTGTAAGCTATACCCCAAGACCAAAACCTAGAAAGCGTCCTGGTAGGCATAAAAAATCGCTTTCAAAATCAGAGAAAAGGAGTTATAAAAAATATAATCGTCAAGGACGTGCATGAAGTATAAATTATTTGAAGATTGTATTTTTATTAATTATTTTCAAGATTCACAGTTTACAAAAAAAACTTTAAAAATTTTAAAAGATCAAAAAAAGTTAAATTATAAATTTGAAAAATCTAATGTAATAGGTTTTCAAACCAAGAATATTGATAATGAATATTTATCAAACAAAATATTAAATTGGAGTTTAAAAACATTAGGTGATAATTTTTTATTTCTAGGATTTGAAGTGCTTCTGGCAGAATCATGCAAAATCCAAGATTCACTGGCATTAGCTTTCTTCACCAGCACGAATGCAGGCTTAAAGCCGGTCGTAATCGTAGGGCCTGTGCTGCTACCATTTCCGGTGTACGACCCGAATTTTGAAAATGAAGATACTTCAGACCAACAATATGCAACCATGTCTCCTGTAAAATCACTCGCAGAACTTAAAGTAAAAACGCTTGAAGTTGGCGAGGTGCTGTTCATATAGGACTCGCCAGAGGAAGCAGCATTGGTTTCGTTCAAATACATGCGGCTTTGATTGCCC